CCGAGATCTTCTCGGGAATGCCGTGCCAGTCCAACCCCTAGTCTTGGAAACAAATACCAAGATGAGGGTAGGAGCAGATCCCTATGGATTTGGAGTTAGCTGGGAGGGCTTGTCAGCCTTCCAGACCTCCATTTTGGTGGCCCTAGGTTTAACTAAAGGCCGCCGGTAGTTGTACTACCGCCAAAACACCACAAGGAGTGATGCCTATGTCATTTGCCGATCCACAGACTGTGACGATCAGTGCGGTCACAACGCCTCTGCCACGAACTGCTGTGGCTAAGGGGTCGAGTGAATACACTAGCTCGGACGGTCTGATTACGATGAAGGCTGCGAATTCCCTAGGGAACCGCACCCGACGCGTGCTTAGGATCGACCATTCGAAAGTCGCAGCGGACGTCTTCGTGCCGGATAAGAACGTTGTCAGGAGCATGAGTTGCTACCTGGTCTTCGATCTCCCGGCATTCGGATATACGAATGCGGAAGCACTAGCTGTGTACACGGGCTTCAAAACCCAATACACCGCGTCTTCGGACCTGCTCATTACCAAGCTTCTTGGTGGTGAGAGCTAGTCCACTTCTTTCGACAGGTCTGCCTAGTTGCCTTCTCCGCATTTCTTTACGGAGCGGTAGCGATTTTCGTTTTGATCATCGCAGGAGCCGATATGGGTGACACACCGAGTCAGGTTATGCATAACACGCTTTGGACCGTTTCAACGAGTCCATTTAAGACGTGTTTCATGATTTGGCTCTTTGGTGTCACTGTATTGCTCATACTAGGTAGGGAGTAATTAGTTCTTGACGTAGGCCGGGAAGTATACACCTCTATTTAAGGAGGGATACTGAAAAGCCTGTTGTCACTCTGGATCAGACTGGCTAATGAATCGGCCAGTCGATGTCACACTAGCGCCACTCGCGATATAAAAACTGTCGCGAGTCGATACGAACATGAGGGGTTCTCGTTTCTAACGATTACCCTACCTCAGTTTGGTAAGGACTTCCAAAAAAGTCTGGAATCAGGTGAGGTCGATCGCAGTCTCTTCACAAGTACTAAGTGGAGAGCAGGTCTCCCCGCATTTCTGGGGGGTTTCCTCGATCGTGTGTTCGATCGTAGTAGCGGTACGCTACTGGATCAGCCGGACGTTGATGCAATACTTGCAGTCCGTCAGCTAACCCTGATGTTCGACAAGGTTCTACTGGAGACAACAGTTCGTCGCCAGCGGAAAGCAATGTCTGGTTTCATTCAGTGTGAGCAGGATGTCAGGAGTCATGATGCGTTGTTGACTGACCTGGATAGGTCAGATTTCAAGCGCGTGTCGTCACTCTTGTTTGGTGAGATGTTCACTAACTTAGACTGGAAAGTCTTTGATCGTGAACTATCACCTAAACATGGTCCTGGTGCAACTGCAGATAGGATCCGTGGAAACGGAAAATATAAGCAGAAGACGTGGACCCACCGTCTGCAGCAGATTCTCCCTTGGGAGGAGATGCTTGCAGTCAACTCTTCATTCTTTGGTGAGTTGGCAGGTGTTGACATCCTCGAACCTGGTGCGGAGATACCCGTTAAGGTGATTTCCGTTCCTAAAACGCTAAAGACACCGAGAATTATTGCTGTTGAACCAACTGCTATGCAATATGCACAGCAGGCAATTCTCCAAGCTATTCTCGAGGAGATTAGGAGCAATGACACGCTCCGACTCTTCTTGGACACTAAGAGTCAAACGCCTAATCAGCGGATGGCTCTTCGTGGTTCCCGTTATGGGAAGCTTGCTACGCTCGATTTGAGTGAGGCAAGCGACCGTGTCTCTAATCAGCTCGTACGTGAGATGCTGCTCGACTACCCGCATTTGCATGCGGCCGTTGATGCTTGTCGATCACGGAAGGCTGATGTACCTGGCTTTGGTGTAGTTCGCCTGGCCAAGTTCGCGTCTATGGGTTCGGCGCTCTGCTTTCCCTTTGAGGCGATGGTCTTTTTGACCATTATTCTCTTGGGGATCGAAAGAGCGTCTAACGTACCCCTTGATCCAGCGAGGTTATCTTATCTCGTTGGTAAGGTGCGCGTTTACGGGGACGACATCATTGTCCCCGTAGACTACGTGTCATCAGTTGTGGAGACACTTGAGACTTTTGGGTCAAAGGTGAATCTCGGCAAGTCATTCTGGACCGGAAGGTTCAGGGAGTCTTGCGGTCGGGAGTACTATGCGGGTGAGGACGTTAGTATAGTCCGAGTCCGTCGTGTATTTCCGACACAACTGAAGCACGCTACAGAAATCATTTCGATGGTAAGCCTAAGAAATCAGCTGTACCATGCTGGTTATTGGGAAACTGTCAAGTGGTTAGACGAGAAGGTCCGGGGAGTAATAAAATACTTTCCGGTAGTCCTTCCCACGTCACCTGTGCTAGGTCGTCATTCCTTCCTGGGCTATAAGCCCGAGCGGGTTGGCGTAGCACTCCAAAACCCAATTGTCAAGGGTTACAGAGTGTCATCTACGATTCCTCTAGATGTTCTAGAGGGTCACGGTGCCTTGCTCAAATTCTTTCTTAAGCGCGGCGGATTGCCATCCGTCGACGAGAGACATTTGGAGCGTGCAGGACGCCCCCATGCCGTCGACATCAAGCTGGGGTGGGCTTCAGCGGTTTAACTGCTGAAGTTGGCCTAACGGCCTCTGGGAGAGCCCAAGTGTTGCG